TCTTTAAATAAAAGATCTGCTGTCGGCAATTCGTCATAACGGATATCTGTAGTTCCATTAAAACGAACTACAGGACGAACACCTGCTTCCCCAGCCTTCCGTTGAAAGGTTTCCAGGTTAGCGTGAAGCATGGTTAGGAAGTGTTCTGGATGGGCAGCAGCAAAAGCCGTGCGTACACGCAAAGCATGTTGTTGTGCTGGGAACCCAAGTTGACCTGATCCACTTAAACAGGCTGCACGGCAGCCAGGTGTTGAACAAGTGCATGAGTTGACCATAGGAATACGATCTTCACCACGCATACCACGAACCATATTGTTCATACGGATAGCAGGATTTGCCATATTTGCAGGAGCAGAATATTGAACAATCTGTGCCATCCCACGAGTTTCGGGTGCACCTGCGTTATGCCGAAGTTTTGCACTATCAGTGGTCATCAAATATGGGTTACGACCACCAAAGATAGTTGCGTTTGTTCGGGGATGTGCACCTTCAAAGGTTGATGAGAATTCCCTAAAACGATTACGGGAACTTGCAATCCCTCCCTTACTTAGATCAAGGTCGGAGAGGGAAACAGTTGCAAGGATATCCTGAAGTGCATCAGCCATTAGTTCAGTCCATAACGACTGTAGGGTTTGGACGGTTCATGTGCATACCCGTGTTATAGACATATTCAAATGTCGGGATAGCATCACCTGCCGTTGCACCCTTAACGAAGTCACCCAACATTGCTGGGGCTTCAATCCAAGTAGCCGAACCAACATGAGCACGCTCACGCATGGTGTCTTCGGGGTACTTGTAGAACATTTCAGGATTGGGATGGTTCATACGCATTGGTGACGGAGCGGTGTCTTGGTAAGCACCAACGCCAAAGTCGTACGGAACATCGGTATCGGTGGCTACGCCTTCTTCAAAGCGAAGCGGTCCACGGTTACCTGGAATGCTTGGAGCAAGCGTACGCTCAAACATGCTGGGTGTACGCTCTGGGAACATAGGGGCGGGAGCCACATTCATATACGGTTCCTCCTGTTGGAATCGTTAACTGTTGTATATAAGATTATCATGTTTAAAGTATGTCATCTGTAAAACGGATTTTCCGCAACAGTGACCATTGGCATTGTATCAGCAAACGACATAGCACATGCTATTGCTAGGCTGTCAGGGTAGTCGTCAAAGGCTCCCTTTTCATCTGGAGCAGCAGCCAAAAGGTAAGGTCCTCGGTATATCTTTTCAAGGTCCAGCATTTGCTGGTTAAATCGTTTCCAAGTTCTAACCCTACGGGCTTTAGAATGCCCAGGAATTACAAGTTGTCCACGCTGAATAAGTTCTGTCAGGTGCACCCAGCGTTCGTTCTGAGCCTTTGAATCAGATGAAATAGAGGTTACCTCAATCTGAGGAAGCAAGACCTGTAGGCGTTCTGCTACAGCCCCACCAACTCCCTGTGCATCCACACCAATACGATACACATCATAGTTTCTAAGGAAGTCAAGGATTTCAAAGTACTGAGATTCCCATTCCTCATTGTTGATCTCTAACCAGTTGAGAACACGGTGTTCGTAAAAGCCAAAGCCATCAGGATGGTCCCAGTCCACCCAAACAACCGTAACTACGGTGGAGTCATTTGAACGAGCCACATCTATACCCACCACTACAGGGGTGCGCCACCACTGTTTAACCAGTCCCATAGAGGGGTCATATAGGCTTGATAGTCGGTCGTCTGTAACGAACATACCTTTTTCCAAGATCCACTTATTACAGTAGGACATTTGGAACTCGTCAGAGTCTTCTCCAATACGGACCTTTTCCTTAGAGATGAACTTGGCGTAGTTATCGTTGTACTTTGCAGCGGTACGCCAGTCATACTCAAAGTGGGTCTGACGATGACCACGACGAGCATTAACATCTCGTCGTTTATTGAACTGGATCATCTTGTAGAAGTAAGACTTGTTACGGGTAGCAGTTCCAGTAAGGGCAATACTTCCGTTGTTGAACGCCAACATAGGCTTGATTGACTTTGTAATCATAAACTCATCGGCTTCTTGAGCCTCGTCTACAAGTACAAAGTGGTAGGTCTTAGATTCAATCTTTGCCTTAGGGTTACAGGTCTGCATACGGCAGAGTGACCCAGAGTGCTTGAGACTGATGATCTTTCCTTTACCACGAGAACCACCTGAGGCGGCTTTGTCATCAATCTCAGGGTCCAGCAAGAAGTCCATAGCGTGGTCACTAGTTAACTTATTGACAATACGGCTAAACACCGTGTCTGCCTGGTCTTCCGTTGGTGCAAAAACTCCACACCAAAAGCCCTTTGAGAACTTACCTAACCATGTTGGGTAGACCTTAGCCAACTTAGGAAGAATGACCATCATAGATGCCAATACATTAGAAATGACTTCAGACTTACCCGACTGACGAGTAGCCACCAAAGTCATTTCTTCACCATCACCTATGACAATGGACTGAATGAAACGATAAGCGATAGGTACCTGATACGGGAATAAGGTGATATCACAGAACTCCTCCGTAAAAAGGAGAAGTTTCATAACTAATTGGTCAATGAATTCGGCAGAGGTTTCATCAAGTTCTTCTTGCATTTCTTCTGCAAGTAAACCTTCTTCCTCTTCAATTACTTCTTCAACTACAGGTTGTTCCATCATCTAAGTATAGTCAACTATTACGGTTGTCTAATTCTTGCCAAATGGCATTAAGGACATTGAGATGTTGGGTAACATCTTCTTTTGGTTCCCCGTGGAACCGCCAGCGGTCAAAAGACTCCCCCAACCCCATAATGGTTGTGTTCATCCAGTTGTGCAGAGAGGGTTTATCCATACGGACAATACGAGCAATCTGTTCGGGCTTTGCTGTATCTCCCTGAGGATCATCTTTACGCTTAAAAAACTTCATAACCAATCCCCAATTTCTTTAGTAGGTGTTTCTAGGATCCTACCTTGAATGGAGTGCAAGAGACCTTCTTGTTCCTGTAATTCAGGGGACTTTTTACAAATACCCATTTGGTGTACATACTTTCCTACACGGATTTGGATGCCTTTTCCAGTCTTCCATGGACTTGATATTTGACGCATAAACCCAAATCCCAGTATCGGTTGACTGCTAGTTCCTGAATCACGCAAAATCCAGTAGAAGTTACCCATAATCCATAGGCTGTTAGGGGTCTGATACCCCTTCCATACCGTGACGATAGTCACACCAAATAGGATTACCAATAAAACTGATATCCATATCATATCTATATGCCTGCTACTCCTGCTCCATATTTAAAAGTATTTGCGTTCTGATACCCATATGACTCAAGCATGTGGGTTACTGCTCTTCCTTTTGAATAGTAATCTCTAAATGTACGATATACAGACAACGGTATAAAGTCACTAGTACCATACACGAATAAGTCCCTTGGTCTTTGGAATCTTACAAAAACAAATCCGTAAGGACCACTTTCGTAATCCGATAATTTAGTGTCTGCGTACTTAGCGTTGCTTGTACGCATTTGTCCACCTTGTGGCTGGTAGTTGTCATTAACACTTTGGTTTTTGACAACAAATGGCACACCATCAAAGTCAACAGGAATAAAACTGTGGGCAGATACACGAGTACTAAGGGAAGGACCTTGGTAATACTCCTTGGCTTCTCCAACAAAATAAGGACCAATGTCGTGACCAGAGGCAATGAAACTTGGCTTTACAAACTGCGTGGGATCACTTGGGGCAGTTACATTAGCGTCATCTAATCCAGTATTCAGGTCATGCCGAATACGGGCTAATGCGTTTGGGTCTAATCCCTTACGAGCCATGGTTTAATTAGTGCGCCTTGATTTGGTAATTAACCGCCAAGTGTGGCTGATAATAAGCAGTTCCTGAACCAACTGACCCTGAGTTAAATTGAGCAATGTCTACAGTTGCTGAAATACCTGTTGTATTTGAAACATTAGAAACAGTATAAGTATTATACGGACCGTAACTTGAGTTGGCAGTAAGTTTTGCATCGCCACCACCATCTTGACGAACAACCGAAGTTCCGTTAGTAACTGAGTGGTTGTGACCAGGATCGCTAATAGAAACATTGGTATTAGGTGGGTTTACTGTGTGCACATGTGAAGGTAGGTTTGCTTCAGCGATTGTTGCTGAACCACCAGTAGCACCAAGAGTCGTTGTACCTGCTTGGAACAATGTTCGGTTAGCCAAGTTAGGAAGTATAAGGCTTGTTCCTGATTTCCAGGAAGCAGGAGCGGCACTCCACAAGGAAGGATAGGTACTGTCAGCACTAGTAATAGTTTGACCACTTAATAACAACCATCCAGTATCAGCAGTTGACTTAACAGTTGCGGCGATAGTACCTGCTGGAATAAGAAGGCTTTGAACAGCACTAGCCAACTTTGCCAAAGTCACATTGGAATCAAGGATCTTTACAGTAGTTACTGAATCAGACGCAAGTTTCCCAGCAGTAACATTGGCATCAAGGATTTTGACAGTTGTGACTGCGTCACTTGCAATACCAGCGGCAGTAAGTTGACCCCATTTGATACCCCTGGTGTTACCTACGGTAGAAGGATCAGCAATCAAAACTTGACCATCTGTGCCCAAACTGAGGAGTGCTGGCGTGTTATTAGCAGTTGCCGTAAACAAATCACCACGAGCGTCTACATAGTCTTTAGTGATTACTACTGCTGGGTCAACCGCTAGGGTTAAAACACCAGTAATACCTCCACCAGATAACCCTGAACCAGAGGCGGTTGTTATACCCGTAAGAGTACCTGTGGCGTAATATGCCAAAGAAGTCCACGCTGTTGTACCGTCCCCAATCTTGTATTGACGGGTATCAGTTTCAAACCCAAACTCACCAGCGGACAGGGTTGGGTTAGCCGAGGTCCACTGAGCAGCGGTACCACGCCTTAATTGAATTTTAACAGCCATTTAGTGGCTCCTTATCAGCCGAACATCTTCTTCCATGTTACAGGACCCACGGAACCGTCCGCAGTTAGACCATTGGCTGTCTGCCATGCCTTAAGCGAGGCAACCGACTTGGGGCCAAAGTCACCATCGGCTTTTGCGCCAATGACAGCCTGAACAAGAGCCGCACTTGGCCCCTTAGTTCCCAAACCTACTGGAGTACCTGGGTAATTAAACTGTATGCCACCGCCTGCTGGAGCAGCGACAGGTGCTGCTGGGGCGGCTTGAACTGAACCATCTGGTGATGCGTCACCGAGGCAGTACTGCCAGTGCCAAGCCTCAAACTCCTTAGAAGCGGGGTTATTACCCTGAAGGTAGAAACCATACTTGGGGGCGTTAGCGCACATCCAATCAAAGCAAGCACCACCCATTGAGGTGAGTTTGCCGTTGACATCATAACCAAGGTCAATAGCAAGTCCCCAACCGTGATTAGAACCCTTGAGACCAGTCGGATCTGGAGCGGCTGACGGGGCTTTGCCCTTCTTCAACCACCAGGTCTTACCCTCATATTGACGGGTTACACCAGTACCAGTATCAGTTGTTACATAACGATCCATAAACATTGTTAACTGCCCCTGAAATGAGCGGTAGTCACCAACATTCTTCAACTTGAAACCAGCGGCTAGGGCAGCGTCATACATCTTGTTGAATTCTGCTGCAACTGGGGCGTACATCTTTCCACCAGTTTTAATGGGCGCAAGCACACTTTCTGCTAACTGACCATTCTTATACTGCTTGAGAGCAGTAGGGACAACAAGTTTAATAAAGGGTAGGTTCATTTTGCACCCTTACCAAAAGTAGTGTCATTGGGGTTAAGAAAACGAATAGCAACAGGCAAAGCCGCAGCCCAGAGAGCATTTAGGGTCAACTTCCAGTCCTGTGTGGCAGTGTAAGTAGCAACAGCGGCTCCTAATACACTACGGGCGTAGGATGCTAGTAGGGCTTTATTTTGGGCTGATAGCATGAGGTTCCTCCTGAGGGGCTTTCTGTATAGCATCAATTGTAGCCTCTAGGACAGCGATACGCTGGGCCTGCTGTGAAATCTGATTGACCAGTGATTCAACAATCTTGTTGACATCTAGTTGTACATTAGACATTAGTTATTCTCCTGTTGGCGATTACGCCACTCAATAAATTGTTCAAAAATGTCAGGCTCGTTCGTGGCCAACGAATACGGTGTGTGCCGTTCCTCAATGATTTCTGTCGGGTCACCATCAATGTCACGCAAAGCAAATACACAGTAATAAATAGTGTCATCTTGCAATGCGGTGAAAGTGTGTTTCAATCCTTTTCGGATAACAATAAAGGTTGGGGAAACAAATGTTTTTGATGGGTATTCGCCAACTTTTACTTCAACAGAGCCTTTTACTAATAGCGTCACATGGTCGTGCTGATGTGCATGACCACCATTTGTATCACCAACTAACTCCATAGTATTTTGGCGAACCCAAATATTGCCTACAAAACCTAAGTCTTCATGTAACATTTTCATCATCTCCGAATGTATAAACAGTAGTGTTTTCTTGACTTGTTGGTGGGGTTAGATTAGGTGGAAGTTTTTTACTATTACGAAGTGGTGCTTTGAACACATCCAGTTCTTCATCGTAAATATAACCAATTCCAGCAAAACGACCTCTAAAGTTACCGTTGTAACTTGTTTGAACCCAACGACCACCAAGGTTTTCTACAAACCAATCGTAGCCCTCGTTGGGCATATTGTTGTCTCCGACAAGCACACGGATAACAATATTGTTTTCATCTAATTCGGCAAAATGACTCATAGTAAGTACCTCAGAATGACTACACCTGAGCCGCCATTACTACCTGGTGAATCATACAACGAAGTGAGCATTGCTCCACCACCACCGCCACCACCAGTGTTGGCTGTACCTGCTACAGAACTTTCAGTCTTACTTGCACCAGCACCACCGCCAGTAGTGCCACCAGTTCCTCGCGTGCCAGTCGTTCCGCCTGTGTCCCAACCTCCTCCTCCTCC